ACCCAATTGAGCATATTGAGTTTGATGTGCTAGATAAAGCGTTGAAAAATAGTGGAATAGATGCAGACAAGTTCAATGAATACTTTGGGATGCAAACTTGCTATGAGAAAGGATTGTACCCGTGGGATGTTGAGCCAGTCTTGGAGAGAATGATGAGCGGAAAACTAACAGGAACGCAGTTGTACTGGGACTAATATGAAAAATAAAGTAGATACATTTATGGCTGAAGCGTTGGACGAGATGTTCAAGCGGGTTGGATTTGAGGGATTCGACAAAGAATTCACCAACCAAGAAGAGTGGTATACAAAACGAAGCTGGACTGGGGCAGAGTGCGAAGATTTCAAAAAATGGTTTTCGGCTAGATATGCCAAGGTATTTAGATCTAATAAAAAAATTGGTGAGAAAGAATTCGCATGGTTTAATCTGATGTGGGGTTGGAAGGTGAATGAATAAACCTCCTTCAGTTTTACAGGCAATTAACATTGCCACCAAGGTGCGAGTTGAGGCAGAAAAAGATGATATCAATGGAATTATCTATGCCGCTCAGTATATTTTAACCAACCTTACGGACTCGCAGAAGAAAATGGTTACACTGGACGAAAAGGTGGCTAGGCAGACTGTGTTAAACTTTGTTCAACACCTGCTAAAACACGACCAATTTGAAGCAGCGGCAACGATTCTTTGGGGATCTGGAGTTTATGACTGGAGGCCACAGAGTGCAGCGGATACATGGAGGTGTTTGTTTGAGAATGACAAGTTGTTAGTTCAAGGCGCAGGAGCGATGGGTAAGACTTATAACGCTGCTGCATGGTTTCTTTTAGACTGGATGCGAGACCCAGAATATACTTGTATTAAAGTAGTTTCGCTTACTGAGGCACACGCGCAGAGAAACGTATTCGCTGCGATCAAAAACTTCTACAGGACTGCTCTGGTGCGTCCAGAGTATGAAGGTAGCGAAGACTTGGTGAAATCGATTCAAGCCAATGACGATGATAAAAATGGGATCCACCTAGTTGCCGTACCAAAAGGTGATAGCGGAACTGGTACGCTCCGTGGATTTCATCCAAGTCCAAGGAAAAATCCAGATTCTAAGTGGGGTCAGATGAGTAGGACGCACGTTGTACTAGACGAAGCAGAGGAGGTTCCCGCTGGGGTGTGGGAAGGTTTACAGAACATCCTGTCTGCTGCCGATACAAAGGATTCCAAGGGACGAATTAAGATTTTCGGAGCATCGAACCCGAAGGACAGGAATAGTGAGTTTGGTAAGAGGTGCGAACCTGCGCGGGGTTGGCAGAGTGTGGATTGCGAGGAGGATTTCGAGTGGGACAGCAGGGAGGGTTGGCATATCTTGAGGCTCGATGCAGCAAGGTGCGAGAATGTAACCAACAAGGAGATTGTTTTCCCCGGCTTCCAATCCTACGAGGGATACATGGCATACGAAAGTAAAGGTAGGACTGCCGAATACTACACAATGGCCCGTGGATTCTTCCCGCAGGAAGGTATCTCAATGGCAATCATTACACCAGCGATGATGGACAACTCGATGGGTAGCTTGCGGTTTATTGGGCCTGTAGTGCCTCTAGCGGCGTTCGATTTGGCATTGGAAGGCCGAGATCAAGTTGTTTGTTCATTTGGTCGATACGGACTCTGTGATGGCTGGACTCCGAGGGATGGACAATTCCGTGAATTCAAAAAACCAAAGACGTGTTTGCAACTGGATTCGCAAATGCAGTTCCCGAAACTAGCGACATTGGAACAGACCGCTGAGATCATCCGATTCGCAAAGGAAATGAGAATCGGCGCGAATTGGCTATGTGTTGACAGAACTGGAAACGGAGCAGGTATCCACGATGCACTGAGGTCACTATATGGAAGTGAAGTTATGGGAGTAAACTATTCATGGGCTAGTTCCGAAACTCACATCCTTGGAGATGACACGCAACGCGCAAACGAATTGTACTCTGGAGTTGTTACTGAGCTAATTTTCGGACTAGCAAAATATCTGGAGTTTGAGTACTTAAAAATATCACCGAGCTTCCGTACCGAGGAGTTGGTTCGTCAAGCAACTTCGCGGCGGTACAAACAGCAGGGGCAGGGTCTTGTACGAGTTGAGAGCAAAGGAGACTTCGTTAAACGGACTAGGCAAAACTCTCCAGATGCGCTTGATTCCCTGTCCCTGCTGGTCTATTTGATGCGTCAACGGGGTGGAGTTGTTGCTACGATGACCGAACCAAAACCAGAAAAGTTTGTTTTCCAGAAAAAACATACTGGAATTGAAAGTTATGAATTCGTTGATTTCAGCAATTAATTTGATAAATAAGTAAGAATTTGCTTGCAAACCTTACAAAACTGACGTAAAACTCAAAAATTCATGGCAAAACCGATAATTGGAATGATCCCACCGGGGGGTTGGCATTACTACGATGGTGATGCAAAGCTCACTGGTCATAGCTATGACAATCTTCTTCAGGTTGTCACGAATTTCCGTGCCGAAAACCATTTGCCAGTTGGTGACGTTGAAGGGGATGTCAATTCGTACATCTGTAGCAAGAACCCTAATTTTTGTCATGGAGTAGATATGGTTGTTGTAACATCCGTGAATACTCCTAGTCAAAAGACAGAGTTGCTCAATGACATTACGATCTGGGCTAAAAATGTCATCAATTCTACAAAAGAGATAGCACTTGTATCCAGTGAACTGGCAGAGCAACGCGCAAAAATCTGTCTTGCTTGCAAACAAAACGTCCAGTGGAAAAGCGGTTGCGGTGCTTGCGTTAAGGCAACGGATAGGTTAAGTGCAAGCATTAGACAAGCTAAAGAAACCAAGACATCCAAGGCACTGGGGGGTTGCTTGTTGCTACGTCACGACAACAAGTCCGCAGTTTTCATGTCCAGAGACAGCATTTCCCCCTCAGACAATTTGCCAGTAGATTGCTGGCTAAATCTCAAATAATATGGCAGATACCACCAAACCAATTCCAGCAGAAGTCACAAACGTCTACGCATCGAAAGCTGCGCGGATTATGAAACCATCGGACAAGCAACGTGTTTCCGAACTGGAGATTGTTGATGATAACGCTACGGGTGACGTTGTTAATCCTGACACATTGCAGGTTAAGCGGACGTTTAAAGACTGCCAGCAAGCGCATTCTGCATATCGCAGACTCAAGCAACAGAATACGGAGAGAAACCGCAAAAACCAACTTATTCAGAAGAAGCTAAATAATGAACCTCCGTATAGTGCGAAAAAACTGGAAAGCATGGGTCAGAATTGGAGGAGTAATCGTCCAACTGGGTTTCTGTCTACGATGGTTAGTCGTTTACAACCACCATTTAAGCAAGTAATCGAGCAGTCACCTACACTTACCTATTCCAAGTATCCACTAGAGGGAGTAAGCGAGGAACATAAGACTAAGGTATTCCGCGAAGAGATCACAAAGTGCATCAGGGGCTGGAAGGGTCACGATGATCTAGTAGCTCAGGTCACGCATGAGAATACAACATTTGGCTTTTGTGCTGTGTGCTGGGATGACGTTCGCGACTGGAAACCAGAGTTCTTAAGACAAGATTACACTTTCTTTTCTATTGAGACTCCACAAGAAGCGGATTCAACACCGATTTGGGCAAGGAAGCGTCGATACCAGATTGCTGAATTGCTACCAGTGCTGGAGCAACCAAGACTTTCCGCGCTTGCAGGTTGGCATATTAACAACTTGGTAAAAGCAATCAACAACGCAACACCAGCGGGACGTACATTGGATTCTGACGATGACGCTCGACGCTATGAGGACTGGACTAGAGAAGGATCCTATGGTGCAAGCTACGAAAACGATGCAAAATACGTCGAACTAGGTGAATTGCTCATCAAAGAACCCACTGGCAAGATTTCGCGCTATCTTTTCGATGACAAAAGCGGAGATGAGATTTGCACTCAATTGGATAGGTACAACAGAATGTCGGATACAATCGCGCTATTCTCTATCGAGATTGGTTCTGGTGCGTTGATGAGTTCCCGTGGTGCAGGACGAGACTTGTATAACACGCACATTGCTATTGACAAAGCGAGAAATCTGATTGTCGATAACTCATATTTGCGCGGGATGCTATTACTTAAGAAAGGCCCAACCGCTAAAACAGGCATTCCTCCTCTACAAGTAATGCATCCCGTTGCCTATGTCGCAGAGGGATATGACGTGGTTCAGTCCGCAATCCCCGCTGACGTGGAAGATTTCATTAAGTTGGATCAATTTATGTCTGGATTGGCTGAAATCCAGATGGGAACTTTCCTGCCAAGCAGTGTTATGAACATCACGGGTGGCGATAAGACCGCATCCGAGGTTAACCGCATTGCTGCCGTTGAAAACCAGATCCGCGAAGGCATCTTAATGCGTTGGGTTAAGCAGTATTCCAAGGCAGTTGAGCGTATGCAACGTGGAATTTGCCATCCAGAACACGTTAAAGCCGCATCTGAGCTAAAAACACAGATTGATTTCGCTCGTTTACAGAATCAAAACGCAATGTGGGCCAAAAAAGAGGTTGTTGAGGCATTTGAACAGGCACAATCCGAGATCCCATCGTTCTTAGTGCCATTTGAGATCCCACGGCATCTCGATGAAGAGGCCGTTTCGTGCGTTTTGTCCATGTTGGAGCGTAATTTGCCTCCTAGCGACATTTTGTTGATGGCATTCTCTCCAGCAGAGGAACTTCTGCCACAAACCGAAGGTCAAGACGCTGCAATCCTTGATCTTCTGATCCAGAGGTACACTGGTAACCCACAAATCAACCAAGATGAGCTAATGAAGCTCGATTGGAGTCGAAAAGTGGGTGAATCCATTGCCAACCAAGTCATCCTTCCGAAAGATCAGGTCGAAGCAGTAGCCATTGAAGCAACTCGTCAGCAGATTATCGAACTTCAGAGCATCATTTCTGGTGAGGACATTCCAGTCTCTCCACGGGACAATGATATCATGCACATCCAGACCATCATGGAGAAGCTATTCCCGCTTATTTCTTCCGCTCCAGCAGGGT